ACATTCGTTGGAGATGGTTCTGGTCTAACTGGTGTGACTGCAACAGGTTCTGGTGTTGTCATTAAAGATAGTGGTGTTCTAGTTGGTGTTGCACAGAGTCTTAACTTCGATAGAAACTTAGATGTTACACAGGCATTTGGTGGTAACGTCACAGTTTCTGCTGCAGACACCGTAGGATTTGCATTTACATCTGGATTCTCTACTACATCTGGATATGCAAGCGTTGCTGGAGTATCTACTACATCAGGAACAGCTGGGTTCGCTAACACAGCAACTTTGGCCATCAGTGCAAACTTCGCCACAGTCGCTGGTATTGTAACCTACGCACAGGCATCTGGAATTGCAACTAACTCAGGAGTGGCCGAGTATGCGAAGGTGGCTGGTGTTGCAACATACACTGGTAACACAGGGTTTGCAACCATGGCAGGGTATGCACACACAGCTGGTATCGCCACAGTCGCACAGAATTTAACAGGAACTCCATCAATAGTTGTTGATAATGTCAATGGTCTTGGAATTGTAACCTTCCCAGGCCAAGGTAGTAAGATGCGTTTTGACTTTGACGCAACAGGTGATCTACCTCAAGCAACCTCTTGGAGAGGTATGTTTGCATGGGCAAACAATACTAAGACTGCATACGTCTCTAGTGGAACCACAATGGGTGGTTACAATGGTTGGAGACAGATACTTCATGGTGATCATCTAGGTAACTACTTCACTGTAGGTGTGGTAACTGCATCTAAGTTTGCTGGTGATGGATCTGAACTTACAAACTTACCATCAACCGATAGTATTTGGAGAACAAACTCCACTGGTATTCACACTCTTAGCAACGTTGGTCTCGGAACTACCAATACACAAGGATATAAACTCAGAGTTGTAGGTAATCTTAACCTTGCTGGTCGTTTAGATGGAACTGCAACAGATAATATCTTACCTCATCTTTGGGCACAATATTCATCCTTACCATCACCATCAACATATCATGGTCAGTTTGCACACGCACATGATACTGGTAAAGCATACTTTGCACATGCTGGTGCATGGATGGAACTTATCAATAAAAATACTGACAATACAGTCGGAACAGGAACTGAACACTATAAAGTCGGTGTTCTGACTGCAACATCATTCATTGGTGATGGTTCTGGATTAACTAATATCGCAGTATCATATGCAGCTTCTTCTGGTATTGCAACTCTGGCACAAGGATTGACTGGCAAACCAGACATTTTAGTTGGTAATATCAACTGCACTGGTATCATTACTGGTGCAACATTCGTTGGAGATGGTTCTGGACTGACAGGCATCACCGCATCTGGTAGTGGTATTATTATTAGAGAAGGTGGCACACTCGTAGGAACTATCGGAACCGTAAACTTCGGAAGTGGTTTCAGTGTTTCCCCAGCATCTGCTGGTGTTGTAACAGTCACAACATCAGGTGGTGGCGGTGGTGGTATCTCTGGTATGGTATACCAAGAAGAAGGATCTACCGTTGGTACTGCACAGACTGTTAACTTTATCGGAGCTGCATGTACAGTAAGTCATAGTGGTGGAGTTGCAACTGTTAACTTGGCAGGAGCAGTTCCTTTCACAGGCCCTGCAGCAAACATAACTGCACTTGATATCACACAATATGAGTCTGCATATTCATGGGGCGACCATGCAAGTGCTGGATATCTAACAAATATTAATGGTTCAAACTTAGGTGATCTATCTAATGTTTCTAGTGCATCTCCAAGTACCAACCATGTACTAACATGGAGTGGATCACAGTGGGTTCCAGCAGCTGGTGGTGGCGGCGGTGTTGCAGTTCAAGAGGAAGGAACGACTGTAGGATCTGGCATAACAACAATTAATTTTGTTGGAGGATCAATAAGTGCAACTGCCTCTGGTGCTGGAGCAACCATCACAGTTACGTCAGCTGGTGGTGGTGGAGGTGTATCAACAACTGGAGTTGGAACATATACTGCATCTGCTGGTGTAGAAGTACAAGTAGATTCATGGTCTAAAGTTAGTTACTCTGGTGCAGAGTATACATTTATGATTGGTCTAGGAACATTCAGACAATCACAGAAAGTTCTCGTCATGCACGATGGAACTACAGCGTTCTCACAAGAATATGGTATCATGTTCTCTCCAGAACAACAGGTATCAATCGCTGCAACTGTAAGTAGTAACAATGTTTTAGTTAAAGTTACTCCTGAGGCAGGGATATCTGGTTTATCAACATATAGATTCGTTAAAACTTTTATTGAGAACCTATGATCCATACTAGTACAAACACCCTTGATAGGACAGGGTTAGCTGTCAAACCAACTGATCCTGACGAAAAGAAAGCATACTCCATCAAATGTTATACCAAAGATGATTGGGTATTCATTCATGAGGAACTAGAAAAAGACGGTTCACTGGAAGATAATATTCCAGATCCATCAATAGTGTGTCCTGATAAGAAAGAGCACAGTGATACCAGAGCAACTTACATGTTGACTGATGCAGAAGCAGAAGATCTAAGAAAACATGAGAAGGTGCAGTGGGTATGTATTGACTATGACGTATATCCAGGCAACTATTCTCCAGATCCAAAAGATATTATTGCTGGTGTAAGGAAGTTCGGTAGATTTGATAAGACAGTATCCAACTACAGAGCATGGAATCAAGCACCATCCAGACCACCTACATCTCAAGCTGGTATTGGTGCAACAGATAAGAACAGAACTGGATATCAAATACTAAGACATACACAAAAAGAAAACCCTTGGGATGCAACATCCACTGGGCTTACTGGGTCTGATCATATAATCATAGAGACTGAACCAAAACAATTAGGTGATGGAACTGGCGTAGATGCAATCGTATCTGATGATGGTTTTTGGATTGCACACCCAGAATTTGTGCATACTGACGATGATCCTGTAGGATGGTCAACAGGAAACGCATTGACATGGAGTGGTATATCTACAACACCAGGCACATGTGGTGTTCTAGATGTTCTTCTTGATGGTCCATACTATATTGATCCAGACTGGTTCAATGCAGATCCAGACAATAGATTGACTCAACGTTGGGATGGCACAACAGTTCCAGTAGAATCTGTTGCAAGAGCATGGTGGTCTAATTCCAGTCAGAGATCAGTAGGATTCTCTACTATAGGAACTACCAGTGGTTTCAGTGCTTCATATACGAGAGCTAATTGCAATGGCACTGACACTGCAAAACCACAAAATGCTTCTGATCACGGAACTCAATGTGCTGGTCAAGTATTTGGTAAGAATTATGGATCGGCATATAACTGCAACAAATGGGTATTAAATGGTATCGGTGGATCTAATGCTGGAATCAATGGTAGTCAATTTGATATTCAAAAAATCTTCCACTTGTATAAACCAAATTATGATAGACACTCTGCAATAACTGGTAAAGAAAATGACACTAAGAACCCAACAACATCAAGTAATAGTTGGGGATACAGGTCAAGTAGTATTCATAGTGGTGGATTCTACTGGTATAGACCAGCATCTATAGATGGATTAGTGCCTGGCACTGCATATAGTAGTGGTGATGAACCAGCTTTCTTTGATCTACTAGGTGCATATGGTGATGGTAGTAGATGTAAAGGTGAGATGATAGACAGTTCCGTCACCGCTGCTGGTGATGAGTTAGCTGAAGCGGGAGTCATATTCATTGCTGCCGCTGGTAACAGTAATCAGACTCAAACAACTCCTGGCGATCTTGACTTCAATAACTATTGGTCTACATCTGCTCAGGGCAATGATTCTCCTTTAGAAAATTCAACTCATTTTGAATTTGGTTTACAGTGTTACAATACTATCAATAGAAGAGGATGGCCACAGTCATTAGGTAAGACCACATCTGGATTATCGACTGCTGGAACTGAGTATGCTTGCATCAATATTGGTGCATTAGATGACCAGTATATCAGTGGTGGACTAGGTGGTAATCAAACAGACTATAAGGAAAAAAAGGTTTCTTATAGTGACATGGGAACAGGCATTGACTGTTATGGTGCTGCTGATGACACACTTACATGTGATGGTAGAGATTCAGACTTAACATATCCTCACCCAGAAACATATACTGGACTAGGATTTGTTCCTTATGATGTTGATTTTAGTGGCACTAGTTCTGCATGTCCTACCTGTGCTGGATGGATCACCACTAAACTACAATATAATAGAGATTGGACTTGGAGAGATGTGAAAAATTGGTTGAATAATAACTGTGGTAGGCAATCTCCTGACAGATTTTACTACGGTGATAATATAACAGGATTCACATCAACAACACAGGCATGGGAAGACATGTACTCCGTCCACATGTATGGTCAAGGCCCTGTTGTCATCTGGGATGCTCCTACTGGTTCACCTTCTGAACCTAAAAAACCTGAGATCAAAATCATTAACTCACCCAACTTAAAATTCAGTGGTGGAGTTGAGATAAAGTTCTCCTAATAAATACTAAAAAAGACTAGCGCAATGGCAGAAAAATCGTTTGGTGTAAAGGATCTTAATATAGTTGGAGCAAGTGGCGACCCAACTATAGAGAGTAACGGCGACCTAAATTTAAAAGCTGGTCAAGTTGCAATCCAGACTAACACCACAGTCACAGGAGTTGTTACTGCATCTTCATTTGTAGGTGATGGATCAGGACTTACAGGAGTTACTGGTACTGGTTCTGGTATTGTAATTAAAGACACCAACTCTCTTATTGGAACTGCTGGAACAATTAACTTTGGCGATGAATTATCTGTTTCTCCAGCATCAGCTGGTGTTGTCACAGTCACCGCTGCGAACACACAACTTACCACTGAAGAAGTTCAAGATATTGTAGGTGGTATGGTTTCTGGTAATACTGAAACTAACATCACAGTAAGTTATGATGACACTGGTGGTAAACTTAACTTCGTTGCCTCTGGTGGATCTGTCCCTGCAAACCTTACTGCAACTACTCTAGATGTTGTTGGAATTGTAACTGCTGGTAGTTTTGTTACTGACCTTATTACTGCAAACGGAAGTGGTAGAGGATTCTGTACTAGATACTATGTGACTGCAAACGGTGCTTCTGCATATCGTTTTGCTGGTCCTGGCCAAAGAAATACTGTAGACAACCCAACTCTCTACTTGATGAGAGGATTCACATATATGTTTGAGAACTCCACTGGTGCTTCTCATCCATTCCGTATTCAATTTACTAATACATCAACAGGTGTAGGAACATATGTCAGTGGAGATCAGAACGGAGTACAGATATTCACAATACCACATGATGCACCATCAAGTTATGAGTATGTTTGCACTATTCATGGCGGTATGAAAGGTTCATTTATAATCCCTAGTTAATATCATGCCATTAGCATTTGGAATTGGAAAGTCAAGAGGAGCTCAGTTTGATCCTCCGATATTTTTTGCAAACTTATTACAGTTCTACTGGCACTGGACTGATGGTAAGGACTTTGACCTCAGAGCAGAGTTCATTCGTCCTACTCAATTAGCTGGACAAGTAGTAGGAACTGACAAACTACCTCAGATTGTAGATGGTGGCGGATCAATCACATACATGAAGTGGGGAGGAGATAATGTCAATGATACTGAGGGATATGAAGGCATATACATTGATGTAAATGCAATCAAAAGTGTGCCAGGCGGACTCACAGACAATATTATAGAACTGGATTTGAGAGGAATGTGGTATGCAGAAGTAGGAACTAATCCAGTGATAGTAAGAGGTTCTGCATATCAAGGTGGAACTATGTCACTAGAAAGAGATACACCTAACGTGCCTGGATACGGATTTATTAATGTAGGGTATGCTCAATCTTTCATGGACTACAAGGAATCACAACCAACAGTTGTAACATCAGTTGACAGGGAAAATACTGGACAAAGAGTATCTCGTGTCATCATAGATCTCAATACATATCAGATAACATTTTTTCAAAATTAATTGAGTATAAATACGGCTAGAAAATAGTGGGAAATCAACATGAAAAGATTTTTACCTATAATTATGCTTTTGATGGCGGCTCCCATGGCAGCAAGAGCCGATTTGATTCACAGATTGACTACGAGTACACAACTAAGTGTGGACGGGGCAGCGACTCAGGCTACAAGAATTGGCTCATCTTATAGTGTAAGTGGTAACAATATTACCGCTGGT